ATATGTCTTAGACTTGAATAAATTTATAAGATCTGTTCTACGTTTTTCGTTTTGTTCGTAAGATGTACGATGAATAAAATCTCCGTTGAATCTCTCTTTTACAAACTTAGCTACGGCTTGATTTAACCAGAATAGCGAATCATCTGTAGAAGGTTTTTCTATAGCATCGTCTATAAGGTTTATCTCACGTTCAAAATTAGCAAGTATATCAATATATTTCATCGTTCATCCTCCTATCTTCTACGTGATCTATTATTATTGTCACCAAACAGTGCAAACTTATATTCGCGTATAAACATATCTACGGCACCTTTTACAAGTTCGTCAAAACATGCGTATGGCAGCTCGCAATAACTATGCACTGCATTTTCTGTAGTATCGTTATCGTTGTACTTTAATACATTAAACGCATATGGCTGACAATAATAAACTATATCTAGACCTACAATATTAGTATAACTATCGTGAATAAGTTTTAAATAAGGACTGTCTACAGATGTACTTTCTAGTACAACTAGAGGATTACGTATAATGCCTCTTTGGTTATAATAAGCTCCGACCACTTTTTCTACATCATCCTACTTAATAGATCTGTTGGGAGTATGTACTTCTGTAGATAAGAATTTATTATTCTTGTAGTTCTTATTTATAATACTATTGCTTCTAATATACATGAAATAATCTTCCGGTAATTCAAATACTGTAGTGTAATCATCAGCATCTTGATTTGCACTATCTATAGGAAGCATACGATGACGTATTAACGTCTTCATTGTATCATTTATCTTTTTAGAAGCTCTAGAATCTCTATCTATCTCTGAATCAGCCAAAAATAACTGTTTCACGTATCTTGTCTAATACTCGCTTAAATATGAGTATATCGTATCTGTGTCTAACTTTTCTTTAACGTTAAACTACGGATACATAGTTTGAATTCTCCTTTCGAATTCAACACCTAACATTCTTGTCTACTGTACTGTCATGATTCAAGTGGTCTAGTTTGTAATTTAGTAGCAAGTCTAGAAGACTCTACAGTTTCTAATGCCATTGCTATAGCTAAGCTTATAAGTTCTTCTGCCATTGTGTCTGATAACTCAAAAGGAGTATTTCCAAAATCATAATTTTCCATAATCAAGAATGTTTAGTAAATGTTATAGTTGCCAATGGACTATATTGTTGGCTAGGAGCTTCCTTACCACCATAGGTAATTGTTATCGTAGAACCGTCAGAAATACTATTTAGCATAGCTTTTGTAAAATTATAATCACACAGTATATGACGATATCTAGGATCTTCGTCGTCGAAATAGAATCTAGTTACAAATCTACTAACGTCTCTGTCTGGTAATATTGCATTCGGATCGCTGCATGATATACTTATTTGAGAATAGATTATGCCACTTTGTTTATTATCTCCATGCTCGTATCTACCGTTAAGTCTTCCAGCAGCTGTAGTTATAGTATAAGTTCCATCAGGATTATTCTTAGCTCTAGCATAAATATTAAGATGATCTACATTTCTATTAATAGTGCCATCGCTAAACACCGCGTTATTTTCGATATATTCTCCACGTGAAGTCTTATAATATATTACATCTCCTATAATTTTATGTCCAGATTCAAAAGGATCTTTATAGTATACAATCATTTCTATCTTAGAATCTCTCCACATCCTGTTCATCATAGATGTGTTCAGTTTCATCTTATAGTATGTATCTTCTCCTTCAGTACGATCTTTTATGAGCAGTTCTCTAATTACTTTATATTTTGTATTTACGTTTTCGGTGAATCTGTAGTTATAAACAGTAGTATATGTGCGTTCATTACCATATTCATCGATCCACACACCCTACATTGGTTTTTCATAGTATGCCAATATATTTCCAGAAGTAGCTGCCAATTGAGAATAGCCTACGTCAAAGTAAACGTCTCCAGCTTCGATCCAGTTTTTCAATCTTTGGTCATTTGTCTTAACGTATAAGAATTCACCAGAATCGCTCATGATTATATGTATATCCTTATCATATACATATTCTGAATCTTGTGTATTAGCATATCCAGTTTCATAATGCAGTTCATCTGGACCTGATAAAGCTTCCCACTCACTGTTTCCAACAGCACTTCTAGTTGCAGGAGGAACTACGTCCGTTTGATATGTAAGTATACCATCAACATTATCAACCTACACTCTACATTTTAGAGTTAGTGTACCGGCTTTAGTTACAGATACCCTAGCTGTGTCATCTGTAATACTATCTACATTTACATAGTGTCCATTATATCCACTTGGATTTACCCATTCCTATAAGTTTGCAGTTGCAGTAGTATTAGATTTATCTATCGTCCAAGTATAAGTTGGCGTTTCTCCTCCATTTATATATGTATAATAACTGTCGTCTACCATAAAATGATATAGATCCATATAACCAGTATTAAACTGCTTTATCTTATAATTACCTATAGAATTTTGTTTAACTACAGTAACTGGTTTTGTGGTAGTAACACTTGGATCAGATTTAGACGTAGCAGTTACGTTCACTACTACTTCTTGCTGTTCTGGAACAGTATCTTTTACTGTTATTTGTCCAGTTTCGCTATTTATAATAACATCGTCGTTGTCAGTAGTATAAACCACATCGTTTTTAACTGCATCACCTGTTTGTATATTATACACAACTGTATTAACAGTACCAGTGTTGACTATTACATCTTGACTTTGTATATCACTTATCGTATATTTAGCTTCTGTATAAATAGAACCGTCGTACGGTAATGCAAATTTCGCAGGAGATTTTATATAAGTTCCTAAAAGTTGTAAAGATGCGTTACCTGAGTTTTTATTTTCAAATGGGTCTATTAACACGTGAAGATCTTCACCTTCTATAAATCCTACAGGATTTTGCATCCAAGGAAGATTTGTATATGTAGATCTAAACTTATTAGCGTCTTCGTGACTTATAAGATCTACGTTTTGTATAATATGTTGTTTACTATCTATTGCAGTCGTATAACTTTGAGTCTTAACTAACGAAGATATATAGTATAACATATCTTCAGGTAGTTTATATATGTACTCATTAGATGTAAACTAACCTTTGCCTTTTTGTTTGAATATGTTTTCGATTATTAAAGGCCTAATGTCTTCAATCGCTTTTATATCACCTTCAAAAGCAACACCTCTTATATTGTTACCTGTTAATTTTTGAGCTATTAAAGCTAGGTATGCTTTGTCTAATATTGTGGCGATTTCATATTTAGTAAGTGACGGATATGACGAAGTAATCTATGCTTTGTCATATTCTATCATAAATTTAGTATAAATGTCCTTGTGCGTCATATGTCGTCAGTTAGATTGTTATTTATTTTCAATCTGGTTTATAATCGAAAGCTTAAGATCTTGGTTCTTTTTAGCATCCAGATATGCTACAGCATCTTCTTTAGAAGTAGCAATAAGTTCTGTGCCATAGTAATACTGTGTTCTATCTTTACGAATTACACCCTTAGCAATAGCCTCTTCGAGGATAAACTCAGTCTCTTTAGACTTATTGTTTACCCAAATATCAAAGAACTTCTGTGCATTCTTATCTACGAGATTAAACAATGTAGATTCTACAAGTTCATTTGAAAGATTGTCTGACTTAACTCCGAACAATCGTAAACATTTACGCATCTGATCGAGTGTAAGTTTATCGAATTCCCTAATAGCTTCGCGCCTAACCTTATTCTGTTTATTCTGTTCAATTGCCTCAGCCTGTCTGTTAATCAACAGATAATCTTTACCAGCTGTAAGCTTATCCAAAGATGTAGCAACGCGTTTATGTCCACTAAGGAACTTGATAATCATTTCTTGGCGAGGGATTGAATCATCCAATATTACTCCTCTCTGACCAACTTTTACACAAAATGTTTTCCAAAAATCACTGTTACGAGATAATGTTCCCTCTTCGTAACCTAAAGCTTTTTCATATTTTCTTTCGTCCTCAGGTGTCAAACCTGTGTAAATCGACCCGGATCTAGTGAAATAAGGAGCAATGTAATCAAAACATGCCTTATACTTTATAAAACCGCCCCAGGGATTATTTTTCTTAATTTTTAATTCAACTACCATAATGTTTTACATTAGAATTGAACAAACCGCGTATTGGGGGAATTAACCCCCAATAGCGTATTATTTGTTTTAATTGTTATATCAAGACAATGCCATAGATTCTGCATCCTCAGCATCGCAATACAGGATACCGCAAGACAGCGGGTTACGCAGCATGATACCCTCCTCACCGAGGAAGTGTACCTGATAACCATCACGGCTGTTAGAACGCAGCGTGTTGATGCTGTTAGCATAACCTGATGGAATTACTGAACCACCAGTACACCACTGTACGAACTCACGACCCTTACGACAAACCTTAACGATGTTTGCCTGACCGTCGCGCATACCAAGGTCTACGAACAAGAATGTATAAGACATCAGCGGTTTACCTGAAATCGGGTGAAGCTGACGGAACAACTCCATATTGTCGAACAGAGCGCAACGCTTAACTGTCAACTCGATACCGTTAACCATCTTATAAGTTGTGAACTGGCCACCGAGTGTAAGCTCCTGACCACTACCTGTGATGAACTTAGTATCGATGAGGTTAAAGCCAGCGGCCTTCTCCTTCAGGATACGGTCGAATTCACGGATACCCATCTCACCTGTCAGAGCGATAAACTTACGCTCGTTTGTACCAATGAGATTGTAGCAGAGATCGAATAGGTAATCCTCGAACAGCTCTGTAGTCAGTGTTGTATAATAACGAACGTTTGCTGGAGCGATCTGCTCAAACAAACCGGCCATTGTGGGAACAAAACGACCATTAGTTCCCTTCAGATTATATGTACCGTCTGCGTTGCGGTTAGAATGAGCAAACAGAAGCTCCTTCTCCTCACGCTTCTTCCACTCACGAAGAGCGAGCCAGTACTGATAGTCAGACCACAAATAAGACTTCTTACCAGTCTCAGGATCTGTCAACTGAATGGCGAGAACTGTAGAATATGCATCACCAGTAATATCATAAGTCAGACGGAGTGTCTGCAGATGGTTACGCATCTTAAACGGAGTCTGATAGTTGATGATATCTGCCTCATCACTGTACTCCTCGTATGCAGAACCGAGACGACTTACCTGACGGCCAGGAAGCAGGTACTCTACTGGAATATAAGATCCAGAGAATCCTTCAGCTACATATACTTCGTATACCCAAGTGCTACCATCCTGATAAGGTACGCCGTTTACACGAACCTGGAAGTTGATATTATCAAATGAAAGGATAGCTCCGGGACCGAACCAACGCTCCTCAAGACCGAGGTAGATAGGTGTACCGTTGATACCAGGAGTTGCAGAAGCGATATCTGCAGGAGTCATCTCCTTGCCATTCCACTTTGCCCAACGGATGTTAATAGCGTGATCGCTATCAATCATTACGTCCCATTCAAATTCGCGGTTGTCAATGATCATTGTACGACCAAGACCGCCTGTAATCATATCGATGGCTGTAGAAACGCCATCATCTTTTGTACCAAAAACCAAAGACAGAAGACCTGCCACCTGATGTGGACGAGTCAGCATTGCATTGGCAATCATGTTTTCGTCAACCAAATCGCTAAAACGCTTACCGCGATAAAGCTGAAGATTGTTTAAAAGTGAATTATTCATAAAGTTTATTAAATATTATATTATCCTCATCATAGCCACTTTGACGCAATTTCCCATGCTTGAGGAGTTTTTTCTTCTGTAGCACTTAAAGGCGAGTGATTATTTGTCTAGTGCTTCATTATTGTTCTAAGTTTACTTACAGCAGATGTCTGACCATTACGTTTAGCATTACCGAGGAGAGCATCTCCCTTCATAGTAAAATATGCAGATTCAATTAAGTTGTTGACCATGTTATTATTAAAGTCTTTTTGATACTGCGTAAGACCATCTGCGTCAGTCTTTGTGATATAATCGAGCAGAGCTTTTCTGTCCTCCTTTGGAACAGCAATACCTCTAATGTTATTAAGAGATGCTATACTTGAGTTAAGATCAGTCATAAACTGACGAGCTTGCTCTTCCTGAGCCAAACGTGCTTGTTCTTGTTCTTGCATTGCTCTTTGCAATTGGGCAGCCTTTATTTGTTTAAGCTGTGTTACAGCATCCTCTGCCTCTTCTGCAAGCATGTCGGCATCTTCGTAGCGTTCGATTTTACGATTGATTTGCTCATCGTTGAAACCCTAAAGTTTCATATAATCTCGAACAACTGCTTTCTA